TGCTTCCACTCGCTCGATCCGTGAATGCCTGCGTTGTGCAATTCCTTGGTCAGATCCGCGATCGGAGTGCAGTCCTGTACGCGCTCGATAGCCATCGTGTCCGTGCTGGGCGCGTAGTGGAATCGCGTGTACACCGCCATCAGCTTTCCTCCAGCGGGCTGATCTGCAGCACGCCAGCCGCGCTCACCTGAAGTGCAGCAATGTTGGTGCTGCCAGCCACTGCAACGATCGTCGCGTCACCAGGCTGAACCAGAAGATCTCCAGCGACAGCCGTAACGCCGCTCTGACCGAGCTTCACGTAACAGGCCGCAGTGGCCGCCAGGCGCACGTATTTCGGCGGCGTGTTGCCGCCTGTGGTCGACGGAATCGCAACGCTCGCGCTTGTTCCGCTCGTCGTGATCGTCGCGCCGGTCTTGAAGACCTGAATTTCCTTGCGCATCAAAAGCCCCAATAAAAAAGGGCGCCCCGAAGGACGCCCAAGCCTGCCCGCGTGAAACTCAGTTACAGCAGATCGCGAACCGCGCCGCCCGACTTCTCTTGACCGGCCTCGAGCGTGTACTCGGTAATCAGCAGGCTCTTGGTCGAGTCGCCGGTATCACCGAGCTTCTTCGTGCGCATCGGGCGTAGGTACGACACCTTCCAGCGGCCGGTCTCGAGCACGAACGCCGTACGCGCACGCTGGAAGCGATTCGGGACCGCCTTGATCGTGCCGAAGTCCGACACATAGAAGTCGACAGCCGCGGTCACGCTCATGTCTTCGCCCTTGTCAAAGCGCGTCGACGAGCCGTTGAACGTGGAGAACGTCTGCTTCTGCGTGCCGCCGAGCATCAGCATGTTCGGCTTTCCGCCTTGCGCCCACGACAGCTGGATGACGTTCTTCAGCTGCGCTTCCGTGAAAGCGCGCTGCGCGCCATCGGTCGGGGCCGTGTTCGTGTTGTAGTTCGGAGCCACACCGGTCGCGCCGAGGTCGTTGTTGGTCGCAACCCAGCCTTCGAGGCCGCGGAGCTGACGCGCAACGGTCGACGAACCGGTGACGGTGGTGGTGTTCTGCGTGAGCGCCGTTTCCATGTCGCGCTTCAGCTCGAGCCCCTTCAGGCTGATCTGGTACGCGAGTTCGTTCTTCCGGCCGGCCGGGTCCATGCCTTCTTCTTGCGTGCCCGACACAATCACGGTCTTGCGCGAGATCTGCGTGCGGTTGTTCAGGCGCACGGTCGGAGTCGCCGGATCTGCAACAGCGTCGTCACCTTCAACCTGCGCGTTGTTCGACGCGGCAGCGAGGTCCTGCGTTTGCCATTCGTGCAGCGTGTTCTTGGCCTTGTTCTTGCCAATGCCGCTCATGAACGGCGTGTCGGTCGGGGCGATGCGATAGATGACATTGGTCAGGTCTTCGCGATTGCCGACTGCCTGGTACGTCTGAAGGGTGTTTGTTGGGGCTGCCATGATGATGCTTCCTCAATCGTCTAGGAACTGGAGAATTGCAGCGGCGCCAGACTCCACAGTTCCGCGCTTTGCGTGGCTGCGGACTGCTTCCGAGCGCTTGTCACCGGACTGGGCGCCGTTACCCGGCTTTTCCATCCGCGGCGGCAACTTCTGCACGCGCTGTGTGGTCTGCGTCTGCTGCTTCATAAGCTGGTCGTACAACATCGCCTTGCGTGCCACCACAACTAGGCGGTGATCGACGATTCCGTTGCGTTCCTGATCGTTGAAGCCTGATTCCTTCAGGTATCCATCGATAGCGCTTGATTCGTCTTTCGCTTTGGCTTGGTCTTTCCAATCCGGGAGTGCTGCGAGCAACTTCTGTTGTTCTTCGGCTGAACGCGCCTCGAAAGCCCGATGCTGTTCAAATCGCTCGCGTTGCGTAAGGTCGGCTTGCGCCGCCTGCGCTTGCTGCAACTTGCCCAGTGCTTCCTGGTAGGCGTGGTTCTGCCGCATGAACTCCTGCGGATTGGTGTTAATCAGCGCCGGATCGGGCTGATTGATCTGGAGCAACTGCGTGAGGTGAGGGACATAAATATCCAGCGCCTGCCGCAGTTGCTGGCGTTCCTGTATTGCGGCCTGAACGTGCTGCAGTTGCGGTTCAAGCTGTTTGCGTAGGGCTGCTGCTTCGTCGAAGCGCTTTTCTGCTGCTTCGGCCTTCTGAACCCGCGCGATCATCTCGCTCTCGGTCAGGATTCGATCCTGGCCATCGACCTTGATCGTGTAGGTCTTCTCGTTCGTCGGTTGTTGCTGCTGTTGCTGCTGATCGGCATGCGGATTCGCTGCGTCGTCAACCGCATCGTCCGAAGTGCCGCTATCAGCCAGCGCCGGCAGTTCGTCGCCGTCGACCGCATCTGCGTGCGCACCGAGCAGACCCATCAGATCGTCATCATGCTGTTCGTACTCACTGCTATCAGCAGCGCCGCCCGTACCGTCTTCAACGGCGAAAAACATCAGCGAGCGGAAAAGGTTCTTCAGCAGTTTCGAAATGTTCAAGGTCAATGCTCCGTGTCACGCCCCGCAGGGTGGCGAATAAAAAAGCCCGCGGGATCGCTCCACGCGGGCTTGTGTTAGAAATCTGATTGGTCAGATGGCGATCTTCTCGCCTGTGTTCCACATGTACGCCGCCTCACCTACCGAGACGTGCGCATTGCCAAAGGTACCGTGCCAGAGTTCACCGGCCGGCGCCGGATGCCACACGCGCACGATGCGCCGATGGCGTTCGGAATGCTCTACTGCTGCCAGGTGACCATCGAACGCAGACCATCTTTCACGCGCTCCATCCTCGACCGTTGCTCGCGAGCCATCGACCCCGTTTGCAACACGGTCGTCAGGTGCGCCTTCAGTTGATCCAGCTGCTTCAGGTAGGTCCAGATCTTCTCCCGACCCTCCACGTCCCGCGCGCTGCTGGTCTCCCAGCCCTTCACGTAACTCTCGCGAATCGTCTCGAATGCTTCCATCAGCAGCGGGTGCTCCAGCAGATCCTGCGCTTGCCGCCCGCGCTCCATCTCCTCGAGCAGTTTTGCTTCCTGGTCGATCACGGTCATACACTCCACGTGGCATGTCAGACTCCGGCCGGGCTATCAGCCAAATCCGTATTGAATTGGGCATTGCCCTGTTGTGCGCTGACCTTGGCAGTCAGCTCGGCGGCTTCGCGCTTCTGCGCTAGCTCTGCATAAAACTTCTCGCGATCCCACTGCATCTGACGTTCAAACTTGTCGCGCTCGCGGGCATCGATCAACTGCTGCTTCTGCAACTCCAGTTGCGCCTCGTTCATCGAGCGCGCTGTATCAAGCCGCTCTTTCTGCTGGATTTCAGCCATGTCCGACGCGTGCTGCGCCTGGATCTTGGCGAGTTCGGTTTGCTGCTGCGCCTGGAATTTCTGCGCGTCAGCCTGCGCTTGGGCCTGCGCCTTCTGAACCTCAGGATCTGGCTTGGGAGGCTGCGGACCCGCTTTCGCAGGATCGGTGAAAAAGTCGTCTGCGTTCTTGAATCCGATCGCGGCCGGCAACTTCTTCAGCGTGTTGTAGATGTTTTCGGGTGTAGCGACGCCGATCTGCATCGCCTGCTGCTGCGCCTGGCCAAGCAACGTGATGTGCTGAACGATCTCGGTCTTGTCGCCCGTGCCAAGGCCCACATTCGGCACGATGTCGTACTGGTTCTTCCACGCACGCGGATCGACGTCCACCCAGCCGCCGGTCAGCTTGAGCGTCATGGGTTTGTCCTGATACTGCGCCAGCAACTTCTGGATCATGCGGAACAGATCCTTCATCCCGCCTTCAGCGATCACGCGCGCCATCAGCTTGATACGCATGTCCGAGCGCGCCGTCATCCGCGCATTGCCCGACGATGTCGTATTCAGAATGTCCGCGTCGGATCCCTGCGTGAGCTTCATCACGCCCGTGCGTTCCTGCCGTGCGGTATCGTTGAACTCCAGACCCTGATATGCCGCGCTCATGTCGGACATACCTTGCTGGAGCGGTGCAACTGCGCCCTGCTGCTTGATCCGCACGACACCACCAGGGCGGTTCGTCAGCAAGTCATCAAGATTTACCATGCCCTCAACAGCCGCGGTGCGCCCGTTGATCTGGAGGTGCATGTTGTCCAGAATCGCACGCCACAGGTCCGTGCCAACGCGCTGCGACTGCATCGACAGGTCAGCCAGCGACAAGGCGAAGAACCGGTGCGGCAGCCGGATGGCGCGGTATTCAACGAACGGAGGGCCGTCACATTCCTCATTGCGAAGCGTGCGGCCACCGGAACGAGTCACCTTGCGCCATTCAGCGATACCGTCACCGTCATAGTCGACCTTAAGATAGCACTCACTGATCCACACCACGCGTTGCGACGGATCGATGCTCTCCGTGCCATCAGAACCGGTCCATGCGTAATCGTCATCCCATTCGAGACGTTCGATCCGTTCCGGGTTCAGATCGCCATCGGTATCCGACGAGAGATCGTCAAGATTTTCATACCCATCTTCCCGCAGCTCGGAAATCGTCTTCTGCTTGCGGTGGCCACTGAACGGCGAGTTCGGAATATCCTTCGCACGGCGCGAAATGAAGAATTCTTCGGGCGGCACGTTCTCAATGCAAACCTTGCCATTCTTGCGGGTGCGCTTGAGCGTGACCGAGTGCAGCGTAGGAATCTGCGACGGGTCCGGCTGTTGCGGCGGCTGCGCGGTGAACGGCTGGCCGGAAGACTGCGCCATCTGCTGCGCCTGCTGGTACTGCTGCATCAGTGACTGATACTGAGCTTCCGCGGCTTGAATCGCGGTAGTGTCGGGGTATTCGCTATGCTCGATC